CTAAATTTCTAAGCATTACATTTTCATCTTTAGCTAACTCAATAAATAACTTTGGATTTCTTTTAGCAAATAAAAGTAAATCTCTTTTTATTTCTTTAGAACTCATTAAACCAACTTTTGAACCTAACTCAACTCTCATTATTGCTTCTGCTTGATCAATATCAATTGTTCTAGCAGCATTTAAAGCATCAATTTCCCATTCAATAATATCTAGTTCATCTTCTGCATTTTGAATTGGTTTAAATTCAGTATACATTTTATCTTTTAAAGGGTGATATAGACTTAATAATTTTTGTAAAGCAATATTTTTTGCTGGTACATCAAGTCTACCATCTCTAAAAATAATATGCCCAAGAGTTGCCTCTCCTTTTTGCTCATCTGCAAGTGGTGAAGACATATTGGTAGCATATCTTATTTCTCTTTGTTTTTGTGTTTTTGGATCAAACCATAATAAAGCATGTTTTCTTGTATGCTTACCCGGTATTGTCAATGTTAAAGGTGTTTTATTTCCTTTTAATAGATATGTTCTATCTTTTACTTCCCATTCAGGTTTTACAACCTTAGGTGTTTCTTTTTTAGGTTCTGCAACAGCCACTGGCTCTTCTACAACCTTTTCTTCTTTTTTCTTTTTTGTCATGATATAATAAAATTAAATAAGTTAAAGGTATATGGGCGCCGAAGCGCCCTTACCTTATAAAATCAACTACACACCTTTGAATAATACAAAGTTGTTAGCTGCTTGAGTTACTAGACATCTTTCTGATAAGAAGTTAACTTCCATAGCATCAAGAGTAGAAGTGAATGCACCGCCAACAGAACCTGTTAACCATGATTTCATTCTTCTATCGTCAGCTTGAGAAGCTCTATATCTTACGTGTAAGAAAGGTCTTCGGATGTTTGTTCCAAGAATTTGATCATAAACAGTTGAAGTTCCAGCAGGTATTAAAACACCTTCGATTGAACTTACACCGCTCATAGCACCTCTTGTAGAAGCATCATTTAAGTATTTCCAGTCAGTTTTATAGAAGTCATAAGAACCTCTTCTGAAACCAGAGAAACCTAAATTTAACGCCATTTCCTCAGAATTTTCAAATAAACCAAATGCAGTACCACCAGCATAACCACCTGAGATTTGCGCTAGCATATCATCAAAGTCAAGAGCTGTTTGTCTTTGTAAGAAAAGCATGTTTTCTTCAATTGCACCTTGTGTATCTAAATTCTTAAGAATAGCATCGAAAGCATCGATACCAGCTGAAGCTGTGAAACCAACGTTTACATTACCTCTATCTTCGATAGCAGCAAACATACCTTGTGTTCCTTTACCAACTAAAGCAGAACCTGCAGCAGCAGAACCAGCAGCTGATAATTCACCTTCAACCATAGCCATTTCTAAGTAATCTTCAAATCTAAGTCTTGTTTCAGACTCAGCTTTTAGATACCATAAATATCCGCTTGTTCCATCTTCAGTAGCAACTTCTACCCAACCGATCTGAGCTGTGTCAGAACCAGAAACAACATATTTGCTTCTAATAATGATTGGTGAATTGTTATACTGTTGGAACGCAGGATCTACACTAATATACTGATCACCAGTTACTGCACCTAATGCGTCAGGAGCGTTAGCTACTGATTGACCTTTTTGTACATCAGATCCATAAACGAAAATCTTAGCTGTAGCAGCGATTGATTGTAAATCTGCAGCTGTGTAAGGTAATACGTTTAATACACCTGTGTTAGTGTTACTATCAACTACAAACGCTTTGATTTCAGCACCTAAGTCATCCATAATAACAATAGTACTCTTAGGAGAAACTACGTTTTTAATTTCAGCGTTAGCATTAGGAAGACCAGAAGCAGCGGTTGGAATAGTCACGGTATTTACACCGACACCATTACCAATCTCACAGTCATCATAAGCGATATGTAATCTGTTTTGCTCAGACCAAATGACCTGATCGGACGTCATAGGCATTTCTGCACCTACCATTCTCAAGAAACCTGATAACGTTCTGTTTCCATAACGCTCTACTTCTTGTTCATAGATTTCCGGTAGATATTGCTGCGCAAAGTCAGCAAAATCAGCTGCAGAAGCCTTGTCTGTCCACTGTAAATAGTTACTGTTAAGTAACTCTTGTTTTTGTGATGGGATTATAGACCCAAATTGTGGAGTTAAACTCATTTTAAATAGTTTTAATTATTAAATTTCCTTGTTTTTATTCTAAGTTTTGAAGTATCAGCACCACTTATGGCTTTAACTTTAATACCTTTTACAAAAATATCTCCTGAGGTTTCTTTTCTAGGCTCATTACTTAAATTTTTAGTTTTAGCAACTAAATCTTTTGTAGCATCAGCCTTTCCTTGCTCATAAAAATGTTTTGCAATAGTATCAGAATTTCTAGCAGCATAGATGGCCTTGTGGTATCCTTGTGGATCAACTAACATACCTTTATCGTCTAAGAACGTCTTAACAAAACTTGTAATGTCTGTTTGTTTTTCCACTATTTCGTTAGGATTTTTTACTCCGTACCTAAATTTTTTATCACCTACTTTAAAATCAAAACCTTTGAATTCATCAGTAAAAGCATCTTTAGTTACTTTTTGAAAAACCTCTCTTTGTTTAGATAGTGTTTTCTGATCTTCGTTGTAACGGTTGAAAAAATCAATAGCTTTTTGTTGATCAGCATTTACATTAGATCTCAACTTGATTTCATCATAATATTTGCTTTTCAATTCGTTTAAATAGCTTTTAGCTTTTCCAACTTCTTCTTTGAACGCTAAGTTTTTCTTTTTAACTTCGCGTTCTTCGTCAACATCTTCATCTATTTTAAAATTATCTTCCATTAAGAAATTAACTTCATCATAGCTAAGGTGTGGACGAGTATTTTTATAATATTCTCTTAATAACGTATCGTTATCAATGTTTTCATAATCTGCATTTAACCTTACATAATCTTCTACTGTTCCATTTGTTTCCTGCATAAACTTCACTAGCTTTTCAATATTTTCTGGTAATACTGGTTGCTTTTCTACAATAGTTTGTTTTGTTTCAACTACAGGTTCTTCAGTAACCTCTTTTAAAGGTGTATCTTCTTCTACTTTTTGCTCGGTGTCCCGTATTTCTTCAACCACTGTTTCGCTGTCTTTACTGTCTTCGGATTTTTCGACAATAACATTGCTATCATCTGTCTCTTGTGTTTGAACGGCATCTTTGTTTTCTGTTTTGGTTAAATCTACTTTAATTGGTTCTTCAGCTTTTTTTACCGCTGCTAAATCAATTTTAACTGTTTCTTCTGGAACTGTTAATTTTTTTGGTACTCTTTTCTTTTTAAGTTTAAAGTCACCTTCTTGTTTAACAGGTTCATTTGTTTTAGTTTCTGACATAATATAATATAATTAAATAATTAATAAATAGTTTATCTAGGCTCAAATTGCTCTAGATCAAAACCTCCTAAAGAATCAAAACCAGCAGATTCAAAATCTGTAGGCAATGCGTTATTCTGTCTTTGTTGTATTAGTTGAGACTCTTGCGTGCCTTGCATTTTAATTCTTTTATCTTTTCTATTTTCTATTTCTTGTTCTTTTCTTCCTTCTGCATCCGCTTTAATTCTAGCTAACTGCATGTTATAACTAAATTCTTCAGCCATTAGTTCTTTTTTAATAGAAGCTTCTGTTTGCATGCGTTGAATTTCCATTTGAGATTTAGCTTGCTCTATTTGAACTTCTGTTTCAGCTAAAGCTTGTTGTTTTTGCATTTCTGCTAAAGTAGCTTGTTCAGCTGCTTGAGCATTAGCTGCAGCTTGTGCTTGTATATTAGCTCGTTGTGCTGCTTGATCTTTTTCTAATTTCTTTTTACGTTTTTGTTTTAAAAGTTGATTGGCTAATTTTAAATTTTTAACTTGCCTAATATCAATAGCATCATCTAAATCAATACCACCCGAAGCTAATGCAACTTGTATGTTTTGCTCTAATTGAGCTTTTTGTTCTTCATCTGGTTCTAATTCTAAAAATATACCAAAATCTGCTAAGTTTTTATCTTGCAATTCTTCTAGTGTTCCAGTGTTATAAGCAGATATAGAATCTATTAAAGCAGCTCTAGTTAATGGATATTGTAAAACATCAGCTATTCTTAAAGCAACATTTTCACAAACTCTAAGAGTTAAATATAAACTAGCTTTCATTAAATGTCTTAATGCTGTATTAGAATTTGCTGCTGCTATTTTTTGTAATCCAACTAAAGCTTTTACATCTGGAGTACTCGCATCAGTAGCCTCATTTAAACCGGTCACATCTCTTATCATTTGTAAGTAATATTGATATGTTTGAATTAAGCTAGCAATTTTTTGTCCACCTGATGAAGTTTGTAATTCTTGAATGGGTACTTTACCTCTATTTATATCACCTTCTTGAGTCATTGATCTACCTACAATACTACCAGTTTGAAAATACATATTCAATGCTTCTGCTGGATTATAATTAGTACCATTACCTAAATCAACTTCAGCTAATCCATCAACATCGACAAATACTCCATCTGGCACCATTCTCGACAACACTTGTTGTAATTTTAAATGTGTTAATTGTATCATATCAGCAAAACCAGTTATACGGCTTACTGTAGATTCAATCATACCTTTATATAATTTAGGAGCACAAATACAGTAATTCATGTTAACCTTACTAACATTAGAATTAGGTCTAGTCATGTTTTCAGCTAACTTCCATTCTAACATCATTTCATGTCCTAATATTTTAGCACCACTATATAATACTTCAATAGCTCTACCTACTCTTTCAAAGTTGTCGTTTACAGGAGGATTAAATGAATCAGGTTTTTCTAATGCTTTTTCTAATCCTTGTTCAGTTTGTTTTATTTTAAATACTTGATTACTATATGTTTTATATTCAAAATATAAAACCTGTACTTGATTATAAGAATCTTGTTGAGCATAAAAGTTTCTAGTATAATTAGCATCTCCTGGATACTTTTGTATTACTTCTAATTCTTGATCGGTTAACCAAGGAAATTGTTTTTTAACTTCAACTAAACTCATTGATTTAACTTCTCCAACATAATATATATCTTCAAAATTAGGATCATCAGTATAAGAATAAACTAAATTAGCAGGGTCTACATAATCTATATCTATACCATTCGCTAAATTAAATGTAGTTTTTGTAGCTCCTATTCCAATTACAGTTAAATCTTCTATAACTCTTCTTTTAACAAGCTCATATTTATTAGCTTGTAAAACATTATCTATAGCTTCTTCTTCTGCTATTTCAATAGACTGTTTATAGCTTAATTGCATATGAAGATCTAAATCTTCTTGTGTTTCTGGAATATTATTTGGATCTGCAGAATTAAAAAAATCTAAACCTGTAGCTTCTTTTGTAGCTACAATCATTTCTTTAGCATACATATCACGCATTATAGCGTCTGCGTATTTTGTTCTTTGCTTTAAAGATTCAGGATCTTGAGCAAAAGCTTTTATATCAAAAATTCTTTGAGACATACCATTTACTATTATATCTACAAATTTAGAAATAATAGGAACTGGTTTCCAGTCTAAATTAAGATAAGATAAATCACCATTAACAGCTAATTCATCTTTATATTTTTGTACTGGTTGTTCACCTCTAGCATATAATCTAAGTCTATGAAAATTCAACCAACTATTTTGGTATCTATTTCCCATGCCTCCTCTATCTCCAGAGAACCATTCACCTTCAATAGCCCTACCGACAGCATAACCATATTCCATTGTTTGCTTTTCCGCGTCCGGTACCACCTGACTAGGAAACGAGCCTGCGTAATTGTATGTTATCATTTATTTTATTATTTTTGAAATATATCCTTTGTTGTTGAATTTTTT